TAACTGACGCTAATGATTGTATAGGTTTTTCTTCTGCTGCTTATTCAGACGGTCAAACGGCTACTATTAAAACATACGGTAATACTATTGATAACTTATCAGGGTTAACTATTGGTAGTCTTTACTACATTCAGGGTAATGGAACATTAGGAACTACTTGGGATAGTATTAACTTAAGTAGTTTTGCAGGTAATACCCCTTTAGCTGGTATGGCTTTAAGTGCTACTAAATTATTAATAAGAGAGCCTAGAGCTAATAATTAGTGAAACTCCCATCCATAAAACTGACTAACGCTTTAGACATGCCTAGCATCCCTCTAAAGCAACCGTCAGCAGAGATGCCAGTCTTTCCACCGATTGTCATCCCTCCCAATACTCTACAATCCCCGAAAGGGGTAGAGATGGAGAAAGTACCAGCGGAAACAGAAGATGAAGAAATAGCTAAAACAGAACAACCTAGCTATACGTTACCTGTAATAAAAATAGATCTACCCTTACCAAGTGCGGAAATAATCGCAACGGCAACTTACGCGGCTGTTGCGGCGGTGGCGACGACAACTCTTGCTACTCCTTTATTTGACAAACTTAAAAAACAAATACAGAAATTCCTACAAAAGAAAGTAGATAAATGGAAGGAAACACAACAGAAGAAAAGAGAAGCCCGAAACCAAACCTCTTAAGCAAGCTTAAAGACGCAGCAGAAGACCAAGAACATCAAATACAGATTCTTGGAACTTTTGTTCGTCTTGGTGTTGTGGTTTGGTCGGGCTTTATTTGAGTCATAACAATGAACTATGTCGAGTTACCTATGGTAAAGAAATCAGGTAACTCAGATATCACCTTCGTTGCCAGCGTGTTTACGGGAGCATTGGCAACTTTTGGCTTGACAACTGGTAATAAGAACGGGGGTAAACCTCAAACCGTAGACTGTCCAATGGCTAAAAAGAAAGAATCATGAAGAAATGGCTTTTAGTTTTGCTACTAGCAACACCCACAGTAGCAAGTGCGGAATTAATCCAGCCCAATTTCACCCAAGGAAGTATGAATAGTACTACCACTACATCTCAGGAGATAACTGAGGAAATCACAACAACCACCTACGGGGCCGCATTAAATAAATGGTCAGGCGACAACATAACCCACTCTTCAGCAACCTCTGGAGGAATAGTAGACAGCGACTCAATATTCAACATGACAACGGCTGGCTCAGACTTCTCATTGGAAGTAGTAACAAGAGCCGCAAGTCAAGTAATCGAACTAACAGAAATAGATCGAGTTATCGAAACGGACTCTACTACTGTCTCCTTATCAGTCTTCTCTCAGTAGCTCCTGTAAAGGCGGCTGAGGGAGAAACTCACAACACGTCTAACCCTGTTGCCGCTGCGACGGGAAATGTCACGAACAGCGCAATTCAATTCCAGAATAATGGTGCGCCCTCAAGACAGCACTACGGTTCTGGAGTGTCTTGCAATGGTGCCACGATGACCTTTAGCCCCTTCTACATGGGGAATCATACGGTTCCCTTTGATGAAGAGATGAGTCAGAGGAGCTATACCCTCGCTGAAAACTGGGGAGGCCAAATTAATTTTATGGTTCCCCTAGATCGTGAAGGGCTTAGACAATGTAGACGTATTGCAGCTCGTCAAGAGGAGAAGATGCGTTTGGACTACGAATTGGTTCGCGCTCTAAAATGCTCAGATTTGCAACGGAAGGGTTTCATGATTAGGGAAGGCTCCCGTGTCTATGACATGTGTAGCGATATAGTCCCAATTATTAAATATGAAGCCAATAAAAAAATTGCTGTTAAACAGTATTTAAAACAAGAATGTACTCCTAAAGAAGGATTTAAACTTCCTTGGAAAGAACAAGAGTACGAATGTCCAACTAAACCTAGTAAAAAATGATGGTAACTCTACTAAAACCCATAGTCTTAGCTTTTGCTACTTCAGCTCCAGTTAAAAAACTACTGATTGAAGTTCTTAGAAAACTAGCCTCAACAACTGATAACACGGTTGATGATGCTGCTGTTGATTTTATTGAACAAAGATTATTTCAAGATAAATTAGTGATTACATAAAATGGAACGAGCAAAAGGTGAAGATTTTGAAGAACTACATTCAATCCTTACTACAGAAATAACAAATAGGATTAAAACTGGAGAAGCCTCAACAGCTGATTTAAGAGCCGCTATTGAGTGGCTTAAAGTTAATGACATAACAGGCGTGGCTGTTGACGGAAGCCCCTTAGCGGGTCTTGCGGGGCTGATACCAGAGTTAACTTTTGATGATGTCAAACGACATATATAAAGATGGCTACATCCAGTTCATCTAGCTATTACAAAAAGAAACCTAGTGCCTTAGCTAAAAAGAAAGAATACGATAAAGCCTATCGAAAAAAAGAGAAAGGTTCTCTAGCCTCTGGTCCTAAAAAAGCTCGTCTTAAAAAGGCAGATGGTGAAAGATGGGCTAAAAGAAAAAGCTTAGGAATTGCTGGTAAAGATGGCAAATCAGGCACTAAAGGAAAAGACGTAAGCCATACAAAGAGCGGGAAAACTGTCTTAGAAGCTAGATCTAAGAACCGCGCTCGTAATGGCAAGAACGGAAAATCAACCAAAAAGTAAACCCTTATTTATGAGCCAATGGATACACCCCGAAGCCTCATGCAAGACCTCCTTACATTCCGTAGCGGTGACGCTAAACGGATGTGGAGAGATCACATCAAGCTTAGGGATCAAAACCGTTGCGTCTATTGTGGATCAACTGAACAACTCACTATCGACCATGTACGACCTCGGTGTAGAGGTGGTGAAACAACTGCTAACAATTGCGTTACTGCTTGCTTGACCTGTAACCAGAAAAAAGGATCTTTAGATCTATTTCAATTTTTAAATTTATTAACTGCTTAAAATAATGACTGCTGAAACTTTTACAGCTAACGCGCAAAGACGAGTAGGTACTCTTGGAGCCTACCGTTATGCAACGATGCCTATCGACTCAACAGCTGATACAGCTCTAGCAAATATCACTACCTCTAGCTCAGTTAGAGATGTTCTAGTAATTCTTGATGCAAACATCGAGAGATATCACACCGTTGGTACAAACTCAAATGGAGGTGCTACTAGCATCCTTTACGGAAACCCTCCAACAGATATTGCTCATACAGGAGGACTTTCAAATGGAGACAATGGTAGTTCAACAGCTGTTACTGTTGGAACTCTTAGTGCTACTTCTAGCGATCCTACAATCAGCTTCACGCTTGTAAGTGGCTCAGGTAATACTAATAATGCTCAATTCGCTATTAGTGGTACAACACTCACCTATACGGGCGGTGCTGTATCTACTAACGATACAAAAGCTTTCCGTATCCGTGCAACTGATAGCACTGGTCAGACATTCGAGGAAGCTATGTCAATCACTGTGACTGCTTAACTTTTACACAGCCCCTCTTTGGGGCTTTTTTATTAAATATATTTTGAAAAAACGAATTCTCGTCGCTTGCGAGTTTTCTGGAAGAGTGCGAAATAGTTTCAATAGATTTGACAATTGTGAAGCTATTTCTGCCGATCTACTACCGACTGAATCACCAGGCCCTCATTATCAAGGAAACGTCTTAGATATCATAGATAATGGGTTTGACCTTATGATTTGCCACCCCCCGTGTCGCTTCCTCGCGTCTTCAGGAAGCCGCTGGTGGAAGTCTAGACAAAAAGAACAAGAGGAAGCATTAGAGTTTGTAAGAACACTACTTAATGCAAACATCCCTCAAATTGCTCTAGAAAACCCCGTTGGTTGTATATCGACTCGTATCAGAAAACCTGACCAATATATCCAACCGTATGAACATGGTTGCGGTCATACAAAAAAAACAGGTCTTTGGTTAAAGAATCTACCCTTACTAAAGCCTACTAATATTGTTGAAGGTAGAGAACCAGCTATATGGAAGATAGGGCCATCTGGTAAAAAAGATGAACCACGCTGGAAAAAGCGTAGTGTGACCTATCAAGGAATAGCGGATGCTATGGGAGAACAATGGAGTCAGATTTAAAAAAGTTAGACATAAAACTTAGACAAGATTTTAGAGCTTTTCTTACTCTTGTTTGGCATGAACTAAACCTACCTAAACCCACTAGAGCGCAGCTCTCAATAGCTGAACATCTTCAAAACGGTCCTAAGAGATTACAGATACAAGCCTTTAGGGGTGTTGGTAAATCTTGGATTACAGCCGCCTTTGTTCTTTGGACTCTCTATAAAGATCATGACAAAAAGATTCTTGTTATTAGTGCCTCTAAAGAAAGAGCTGATAACTTCTCTATCTTCTGTCAAAAACTAATCTTAGATATCAACTGGTTAAGCCATCTTGGACCTAAATCTGATGATCAAAGATGGTCAAGAATTAGCTTTGATGTTGGACCCGCTGCCCCTCACCAAGCTCCCAGCTGTAAGTCTGTAGGTATCACATCTTCTATGACTGGAAGCCGTGGAGATGTTCTCATATTCGATGATGTAGAGGTTCCTCTCAATAGTGCAACAGATATGCAAAGAGAGAAACTTTTACAGCTAATAACTGAGGCTGAATCTATCCTCACACCTAAAGAAGAATCAAGAATTATTTTCCTGGGTACGCCCCAAAATTCCTTCACTTGCTACGCTCGCTTAGCTGAAAGAGCCTATAAACCCTTTGTTTGGCCCGCTCGATATCCGAAAGCTTTATCCAACTATGCGGGACAACTAGCTCCCTTACTTACAGAAGATCTAGAAAAGAAAACCGCTCAACCTGGACAACCAACAGACACAAGATTTACAGATAGAACTCTCACAGAAAGAGAGTCATCTATGGGGCGCTCTAACTTCCAGCTCCAGTTCATGTTAGACACCTCTCTATCTGATGAGGATAAGTTCCCTCTTAAATTTAGAGATCTAATAGTCACTCCCCTAGGTAATGAATGCGCTGAACGCTATACATGGTCAGCTGATCCTCGTTATCTAATCAAAGAACTTAATCCCGTTGGTCTTCCAGGGGATAGGTTCTATAGCCCCATGTTCATAGAAGAGGGTTCTGTTCCTTATGCTGAAACAATCCTCGCTTGCGATCCATCAGGAAAAGGAGCCGATGAGACAGTAGCAATAATCTTAAGTCAAGCTAACGGTTATATCTTCATGCGAGATATAAGAGCCTATAGAGACGGTTACTCAGATACAACCCTTAAAGACATTTGCAGATTAGGCAGACGCTACAACGCCTCAACAGTTGTCATTGAATCTAACTTTGGTGATGGTGCTATCTCTGAACTCCTTAAACGTCACGCTATTGATGTTGGCTATAAGGCAAACATAGAAGAAGAGAGAGCTACTACTAGAAAAGAAGAAAGAATCATAGACACCTTAGAACCAGTCATGAATCAACATAAGCTCATCATCGATCCAAAGATCTTTGAATGGGACTATCTCTCTAATCCTCAAGAACCTCCAGAAAAGAGAATTGATTATATGCTCATGACTCAAATTTCTAAAATGTGCCGAATGAAAGGCGCAGTTAGACATGACGATAGAGCTGATTGTCTTGCCCTAGGGGTTAAATGGTTCACAGATGCCCTAGCCCTATCAGCTGACCAAGCTCAAGCAATTAGACAACAACAAGAGTGGGAAGCTATGACTAAAGCCTTTATAGACACTCCTCACTTAGCTACAGATGCCCTTGCTCTTGGACACTCCTTTAAAGACATAAAGCCCTCAGATAAGCCTGTATATGACTGGACTACTAGTAGATAGACATTCCATTGCAGAGAGTTAAACAGGGGCAGTGGTGCGCCTCTGTTGTGGATATGCGGTGAGTTTTGACCCCCTAGTGTTTTTCGGGGGGTCTTTCCCATAGACAAACCCTTTACCAAAGACAATTCAATACTTATTAGCTTTAGAGTTAGCAGGCCGCTCTAAAGACAGTAAAGATACATAAAACAGCAGGCCGCAGGCCGTAGGTTGAGCGAAGCGAGACCACAGGCTCCCAGCGAATGCTGGTGGGTTTGGAATCTGGAACAGATTTCATCTCCCCACCCATGAGCTGTTATACATTACACATTATCTAAGCAGTCTAAACAGTGTCTGTGAGATGATTGTTGAGAGTATTTTATTATAAATTTCTTTACCCTATACGTCTTTCGGTGTCGGAAAACTTCCCCCCATAGCCCCCCTCGATTCTCAAATACCACCCCCCCTATCACTTGCATAACTGCTTATACAACAGTTACTCAACGGCTCAGACCTCTTGGTATGATTGATGTTCTGATCCGGCTAAAACTATTTGGACACGAATTGGACACAAACTAGCCTCTATTGATTCTCATTATCATTTTCTTATTGAGAATATCCGCGCTCATTTCCAGCTGTGATCTACATGAATATGTATGCACATCTGTTCGCAAAATATAATCACCTATTAATCATGAGATATAAGAACAAGAACAAACGGGACAGATACAGGGACATCATCGCCGTCACACTAGCTAAGACGTACGACAGAATGGAGCGATTACTAAGCACTGTTCCCTTAAATGCTGACCTGGATAAAGATCCAATAGCAAGAGAAACTATCTACAACGTGCTAGCAATTGAGGAAGAGTGGATAGTAGATCCAGACTTACGAGAAGAATTAACCCTAGTAGACTTTGATTAACGAGACCTATGAACACGCCAACAAATAAAGAGGAAGTTGTTGAGCTTATTGAAGCTGCGATAGCTAAACACAACGTCAATGCAAGCCTCATCAGCATGGCTCTAGGCTTTTGTCTTATGTTCTTCTATGCAGATGGATTGATAAGGGTTGTAAGGGATTTAACGCCCAGCTGAGAAGCAACACTCAGACAGTTATGTATCGAATTATAAACAAACACTTTCACTAAGACAGCTCTCAAACTATTGTATTGATGAGCAATCTTAATTGAAAGGCTCAAAGTAATTCAATCATTTCACTCTGACAATTATTATGAACTTTATCGGTTGGCAAATTAATCATGTATCACT